GTAAAACTATTTAATGAATTTGTAGATACATTAATAGCAGTTATACTGACTTGTTGTGATGCTGATGATATATTGTGATTTGTTAAACTTGCATTTACGCTTGCTGAAGTTAATTCTAAATTATTTAACCTACTATTTGTAGATGCAGTATATGTATTAAGTGCCCCTGTACTTGCATTTAGTGCTGCCAAACTTGCGTTTGTACTTGCCGATGTTAATTCTAAATTATTAAATCTGCTAGTTGCTGATGCACTGAAGGTATTTAGTGATCCCGTACTTACACTTAATGCCGCAATTGCTGCCTGTTGTGAACCAGAGCTAATATTATGATTCAATATACTAGCGCTAACAGAATTTGTGTATGTATTTAAGTTCCATAAACTAGCGCTAACCGATGAAGTATACGTATTTAATGAACCACTTGAAGTATTTAGTGCTACCAAACTAACATTAGTACTTGCCGATGTTAATTCTAAATTATTTAATCTACTATTTGTAGATGCTGTAAATGTGTTTATTGATCCCGTACTTACACTTAATGCTGCAATTGCTGCCTGTTGTGAACCAGAACTTATATTGTGATTGAATATACTAGCACTTACAGAATTAGTGTAAGTGTTCAAATTCCATAAACTTGCACTAACAGATGCAGTGTACGTATTAAGTGCACCCGTACTTGCATTTATAGCCAACCTACTTGCATTTAAACTTGCGGATGTAAGTTCTATATTATTTAATCTATTATTTGTTGATCCTGTGAATGTATTTAACGATCCCGTACTAACATTCAATGCAAAAATACTCACATCCGCACTCGCAGTTTCTAATTCTATATTATTAAGCCTACTTGTAGTAGATGCTGTAAATGTGTTTATTGATGATGTATAACTACTAAATGTTGCGTTTGATGAAGATAGTATTCCGGATGGTAATAGTGTGGAGAAACTTGATGTTGCAACCGCACTAGCACTACCAACGGAGTTACCAACCCAAGCATATCCACTCTGTAAGGATGCAGTTAAAGTACCGACTAATATTAAATTTTCTGCCCATATATCTTTTTGTACTCCAATACCACCCGCAACTCTGATTACTCCCGTTGCTTTTGATGTTGCGTTTGTAGTACCCGTTAATACTATCGAATTTGCAGATGAATTTCCTCTTCCCAATACAGAATCTAAAGTATCAGTTTCCGTATAACTTGCCACTACTCCCGTAAGTCCGCTACCGTCACCATAGAACTTTCTAGCCCACACATCCATCATAAATCCTGCACCACCACTTATGATGAGTGCACCTGAACCCGATGAGGTTGCGTTTGTAGTATTTGTTATTATAATTGGATTATCGGTTGTATATCCAATATCCGTTACATCTTGTAGTGATAATAGAGTTGGGCCTGTATTTACCGTTGGATCAGATTGTAGTATCCATTGTGTGGATATCCCATCATTATATCTTATATATGATTTTCCAGTATCACTATCATACCATATCATATTATCATATGTGGTAGATGGTGCATTTGCTGATGATGTTATGTATATGTTTCCAGGTACAAGAGATGATGTTGCTAATAATTTGGTTACATTCGATGCGTTTCCTACCCAAATATATCCATTTTGTAAAGATGCCGTTATTGACCCACCAATATCCAAATCACCGTTTCCAACTATATCTCTTGTTACAAAAATATCTCGTTGGAAATTACCATCCTGTGTTACTACTATTTCTCCAAAGGATCCCGTTCTTGTCAACGTAATTGATCCCGTTGTTATACTATTTGTTGTTACAATGTGTTGAATGGATTGCGTTGTTGATGAAGAGACGTGCAAAAATACCCTACCATCAAATGTATTGATTGCAATTTCACCAATAGCAAGAGAAGATGTAGTAGGAACTTTGCCCGACAACGCCGAGCGTTTCAGAATAATACTTTGAGCCATATCTATGGTATCCTTTAAAAGTTATATAACAACAGAGTAGTATATACTACCAGAATAAATATAATTTATTTAAATAAAAAAACCCATCCGAAGAAGGGTTTTTATTTTTATATTATTTATTGATTAAAACGAACCACCATCTATAACATTACTCATTGTAAATGCACTTCCGTTCCATTGTAAGAAATCACCATCAACGGTAGGTGCAATGACCAAATCCAAATTACCCGTTGTTTCTCTAAAAACAATTCTTTTACTTGAACCACCCGTTGGTAAATTGAATGATCCGGTAAATGCTGAACCGCTAAAAGGTCTATTTGCTGTCCACGCGTCGCCTGTATTTGCGTAGGTAAATGTTGCTCCAGATCCAGATATGTATATACCTGCACCATCGGATTGCAATGATGTCGTTGATCCCGATGCCAATACTATTAACTTATCTTCTACAACAAGTTCGGTTGTATTTAATGTTACGGTACTACCTTGTACAGTCAAATCTCCTATAACTGTAAGGTTGGTTCCATTTACAGATATTGCAGATTTTAATGATGATGTATATGAGTTTATTGAACTCGTAGATACGTTTAAAGCAGCGATACTTGCATCTGCACTTGCGGAATCTAATTCCAAATTATTTAATCTACTAGATGCCGATGCAGTAAATGTATTAATAGATCCTGTACTGACATTCAATGCATTAATGCTTGTCTGTTGCGAACCCGAACTGATATTTAAATTCAATACACTTACACTTACCGCCGCCGTATATGTGTTTAAGTTTGTTAATGATGCAGCGGTTGATGCACTAAATGTATTTAAAGAACCTGTACTCACACTCAATGCACTAATACTTGCCTGTTGTGAACCAGAACTTATATTGAGGTTTAATACACTTGCACTTACAGAGTTGGTATAAGTGTTTATATTCCACAAACTAGCACTTACAGATGCTGTATATGAGTTTAGTGATGCTGTCGATGCGTTTATTGCCGTTAATCCCGCAGTTGAACTTGCAGATGTAGATTCTAAATTGTTTAATCTACTAGTTGTGGATGATGTGAATGTGTTTATGGATCCCGTACTCACACTCAATGCAGTAATTGAAGCTTGTTGTGAACCAGAACTGATGTTGAGGTTTAATACACTTGCACTAACTGAATTTGTGTAGGTATTAATATTCCACAAACTAGCACTTACAGATGCAGTGTATAAGTTTAAATTACTTACACTACTATCTACACTTCCCGATTTTGTTTCAAGATTACTTAATCTACTCGCTGCAGATGCTGTAAATGTATTGAGCGATGCGGAACTTGCATTTAATGCGTTTATGCTAGTCTGTTGGGATGCGCTGGATGCATTTAATGATGCGGTACTTGCATTCAATGCATTGATTGCAGATGTTACAGAACCACCACCAATTGATGCCTCAACTGCATCCAACCTACTATCAACTGATTGGGAGAATGATGTAACATTTCCAATACCCGTAATAGTGGATGCACTTAATTCAGCCAGAACATCCAAACCACCTGCTATAATAACTTTTGTATTATCAGTAGCCTGTGACATTATTGAACTTGATATATGGTCATCACCAATTGCCATTGGGAACGAACCACTTGTCAATCCAACTTCATTTCCTAATGTTCCGGTGTTTTTAGGGCCGGAGATAAGCATTGCAGAATTATAAGGATCTTCCGAATCAGCTGGATGTTCATATATCCAGTGATTATTCACACTATCCCACCACAATGAACCCGTTCCACCCGTTGATCCCGAATCAATAACACTTATACCACCAAACCTAATTGCAGGTGTGAATGTATTTAATGTTATTTGATTATCACCAATGTTAAGAACACTAGCACTAATATTTGAAATAGATGATGAACCTATTACTATTAAATCTTGCGTTATATATACAGATCCACTAATGACCTGTGTACCGTTAAATGTATTTGATCCGGTAGTTGCGTATGATCCAGTTTTGGATTCCAAACTGCTCAATCTATTTGCTGCAGATCCTGTGAATGTATTTAATGAGCTTGTACTAACATTTATCGCATTTATTGAAGCCTGCTGCGATGCGGATGATACGTTTAAGTTAGTCAAACTTGCAGCAGTTGATGCAGTAAAACCATTCAAAGATGATGTACTGATATTTAATGCCGCAACACTTGCATTTACGCTTGCTGAAGTTAATTCTAAATTATTAAATCTGCTAGTTGCGGATGCCGTATATGTGTTTAACGATCCGGTACTTACACTCAATGCGTTTAGAGATGCCTGTTGTGAACCCGAACTGATGTTTAAATTCAATATACTCGCACTTACGGAGTTAGTATATGTATTCAAATTCCACAAGCTGGCGCTCACCGATGCAGTGTATGAATTTAAACTTGCAACACTTGCATCGTTACTTGCCGAATCTAATTCTAAATTAGTTAATCTACTTGCAGCGGATGCGGTAAATGTATTTAATGAACCCGTACTAACATTTATTGCGTTAATACTGGTCTGCTGTGATGCGGATGATACGTTTAAGTTAGTTAAGCTTGCTGCAGTCGATGCGGTAAAATTGTTTATAGATCCTGTAGATACTTCAATTGCATTAAGTCTAGCATTATTAGATCCAGTATATGCGTTTAAGAAATTTATACTTGTTCCAACATCGCCTGCTCCAATTGATTGTTCCAATGCATCCAATCTTGTATCAACCGATTGGGAGAATGGTTGTATGTTACCTATTAAATTTATGGCTTCATTTGCATCGGTTCCCAACAAATATAAAGTTGGTGTAACGTTTGATGCACTAACATAATATGGAACACCATTAACTAATCCATTATAAGCTGCGTTTGAAAATGTATTGGGTACGGTTGTTCCACGCAATACTCTGTTTACAGCCTGTACTTGTCCATTTTCAACTGCTGCAAATACAATGGATGATCCATTAGTAGGTGATATATTGGATGAACCCGATGCTATTACTATTTCACCCTTTGATAGTGATGCGGTTACGTTTGATAGTGCTTCTAAACTACCACGCCTGTGCTTAATTATTTGTGCCATATTTTAGTTATTCTCCGTTAAAATTAATTAATTATGGTTATTCAATATATAAATATCATTTTTTTTTTGATTACCACTCTCCTTGATCTATAATATTTGCATCCGCACTTCCACTAGCCGATGGGTCTGCCGGAAGAACAGTTCCTCCTGCTAAATAAATCTGTGCAGGAACATTTGTATCATCCGCATTAGGTCCTTCTGGTAAGTTATTTGCATCCACGACACCCATAGCACCACTCACTATTAATGAGTAAGAATCAGCATCAGCAGTAGATATTGTGATATTTTTAAGAGTTGTTCCATCCAATTGAGCTGATGATGATATCAATCCTTGTGGTATTCCTGTTAGATTATTCCAATCGGATGCCCCACCTCCAACTGTTCCACTAAGCGCATATCTTAAATCATATGCACCGGTCAATTGCGATGATGCGGATACCACTCCAATATAATCAACTACAGCCGTTACAGATTCGGTAAATGTTTGTGCAAGTACTGCTGCCTGTATTAAGAACGAACTACTCTCTATTTGTTTTATTTGTATTAGTGTTGCCATTTATTTAAATTTACCTATAACATAAATATCATTTATGTGTTGTGAATCAAAATCTATATACGAATCGTTCAATGTTATAACAACATCTGTTCCAACTTCTTTAATTGTATAGTTTCCAGGAATATGCAATCCGCCAACTATTATTTCGAAATTATCAGGAGATGCACCCTCTGTGCCGTAATCAAGTACAGTATTATTTAAAATAAGTTTTCCAAATCCATCATTACTATACGAATCAACCGATTTTTTAATCAACCTACCACTATATTGTAAAATTTCATTATGAAATTCATTTATAGTATTTTTATTATTTGTTATTTTTGTTGTAGTAGTTTGTACTCTTACGTTTGATTGATATGATTGTGTGGATGGTATATCTATATTCAATAAACTACCCGTTAAATACAAATCATCATTTAAATTATTTGTATTTATTTTCGGTAAAACTCTATTGAGTTTTCTGGCATTTGAATTAAATCTATTAAGCATATTGTTCTATATCTCCTTTTAAATAAATTTCATCATTTGTATCCAACTCATATTGGAAATTATTTTTTATAAACTTCACAACAATCCCATCTACACCATCTTCTATCAAAAAATCTCTATTAGAAATATTTTGTGTATTTATACGAATGGTAACTCTATCTTGCACCTTTCTATATTCAACTTCTCTTAAAATTTCTACAAATCTATAATTTTTGGCTTCAAATATATAATAGTTTGAATCATTTAAATTTTTGGGTGTTAAATATACTCCCGTTATTTTTCTAGATATTTTTTGAGTTATATCAAGTAAAGTTCTTTTCATTATATATCAATAAATTTACCTGTTATAGTTATTTCATCTTCCGTATCAACATCGAATCCTAAAATCAATGGTAAAAATGTTATAGTTAAGTTTCCCGGCGCAGTTGCATAGGATACTCCAAAGTGAGTACCATAATAGTATCTAACACCATTTATATAAACTTTAATATCATACGGTTCACCACTTAATGTTATTGTACCCGATATTACCGATGATAATAGTGGTGGGGCCTTTATTGGTTTGATGCCTGCAAATGTTATTGTATTATTTGCTACGGGAGTCTCAACTCTACTATTATTCAATGATAAGAAATCTATAAGGTCTTTGTTATCATAGTATGGTGAAGGTGTTGTGAGTAATCCTTCAAGTCTACCATTTCCGGTCATATCGGTTTCCGTTGATACTACAAATCTATTTACTGATATTGATTTTTTAGTAGTTGCTTCTCCATCAAATGTTTCAGGAAGTAAATATGCCTTTACATTTAATGAAAACTCAACTCTATTAATTCTCTCCGTTCCTTCTCCAACCTCATTAACAACATTGAATTCCCCAACCGATGTGTTAAATTTGAACTTATCTTTATCACCCCAATATGATCCTGCAAATTGTAGTTGCTCAATAACCGTATTTAAGTGTTCTGTAAAGTTTGTCCAAACCATGCAATCATAGTTTATTTCTACATAATCCGGCATAGTTACGTTATATAATTCGTATTTCGGTTTCGTATTTGATCCTAATAAACTAAATCTATCATATCTGTTTTCAGGTGAATATTTTCGTATTGTTGCATATGAAACATGCCTATTTAACATAGACATTGCTTCGTTTTTAGCAACACTTGTTCTCCTAATCATCATTAAAGGAAGTTGTATTTTTCCTTTTGCATCCCTATATACGCCCTGTCTCCTTGCACCATTCCATCTTTCCGAGTTACCATATATTACAGGTATTTTTAAAACCGTTCCGTTTTCATCCAAATTAGGTAAAACTGTATCTTCCAAATAAGACATCATTGCATAATCTATATCAAATAGAGTTACACTTTGTTTCAAATCTTGCTTATTTACTTTGATTTGATTTATTCTTGTATTATTTCTTAATGGATTTGTAGACATCTTTTTTAATTAATTCTTTCTTCTATATTTAATGTTGCTTTGTTTACCATAAAAGTAGAACATACAATACTCCAATTTCTATCACTATTTTCTCCAGGTAATCCACCAATAAATTGTACCTCATTTGTATTATCTATTTCATAATAAGAATTATCGAAATAAATAACATCGCCTATTTCAGGATAAACATTTCGTTCTTCACATAATAATCTATCAAATTTAAAAGTTATATTCTGTTGGTTGTCAGAACCAAACCCCTCATATACGGCAGTTTCAGGCTCCTTATCAATTAAAACATATAACTCAACTCCAGGATACCAAGTTTTATTTACAGATTCACCATAGATATTTACTTTTGTTTCATTTAAATTTATTTTAAATAAAACGCAAGTATTTTGTATCACCGTATCTACCAACTCTCTTGCTACACTTCTAAAAAGTTGCAAGTCCCTATCTAGCATAAACTTTGGCATATTATCCTACATATATTTTTAAAGGTACTTTTTGTAACATTTGTTGATGGTGATCCGCCTCATGTGCTTTATTTTCCATTACATTTTTTCTACTCAATTCTTCCAAATTTTCTCTCAATTGAGTTATCAATGCATCTTTTTCAACTTGTGCCTCTGCTCTTAATGCTGCACCATCCAATGTTACCTCACCATCTGGAATTGGAACTGAATTATATTTTTCTCTAATTGCTCCCAATAGTTCTTTTGCCAATGCTAAAGTATATTTCCTTATCCATTGCTTACCAACATCATTTATGTTTGAATATTGGATAAAATCATATGGTATATCAGAATAATCGGAAAGGGAATCTGCCTGAATCGTTTGCGAATCATGCTCAAATTCATCCCTACTCATATAATCAAAGTATATTTTTTGCGGGCCCCTTGCCGTTGGAACAGGAAATATTTCTAAATGATTATCTACAATGTTAAATGTGTGCGCAGATTTTCTAATAGTATCATTAAATTCAATATGCTGCATTCTTAATAAATCCTCATATATAGGCATCATTAAAAATTGTGCGGCCGGTGAATAATTACCAAATCCCAATTCGCTCATTAAATTCAAAGTTCCCTGTGCACCCACCGAATATGGGTCAAAAAATCTTGTAATTGCCGGAACTGCTTCGTGATAAACACGAACAACATCAATAGTTGAGCTGCCCGTATATAAACTTTGAAATGATTGTGAACTTTCAACATCGATGGCCGCTTGCATCAAACCATAAGTTTGTACCGAAGATGTTAAATTTACATATGCCCTCTTTATTCTAGTCGTTCCTCCAACTCCTGCAAGTGTTCCGTATTGTTGTGACATACGGATTGCAGTTGGTAAAAATGAACCATCAACCAATGTTTGTGAATAACTTGAAACTTTTCCTTTCGGTTGACCTCTCAATATATCGAGGTTATTTCTTAAATTGAATTGATTTATTTGTGCAGAATATTCAGAGGTTGCTTCTTCAAAACATGCCCATATTTGTGGATTATCCAATTCTATATTAATAATTGGATATCCTAATCTTTTTGCAACCCAAACTGCTGTTTTCGGTGCATCGGATTTAAAATCGGAATCATTATCATATATTCCAAATGGAGTTGCCTCACCGGATGCCGATGCTATTAAAAATGCACTTGCGGTTGAGCCTGACCAATACGTATTTACAGACATTATTATTTTATTTTATAGAGTTATACTACTATAAATATAAGAATAAAAAATAGGGGTAAATTTTTTACTAAACTAATCTAATTTTGATTGTACCATTTGTATGATACAATCCTCCGGCTGGAACACCTCCTAATGCTGCGGAATTATCATCTGCAAAATTTAATGATTGGGAAACCGTTGCAAGTATCATAGTAGATTGTACTAATCGGACTTCATCGTTATTTTTCCACAATGAACCTGTGCGATATAAGGTACTTCCACCATTATTTGTTTCGGCATCTTTTAGTGAACCTGTATTAATTCTAACGTCGTGCAATTCATCCAATTCCCAGCCGTTATCGATTTTTACTTGTAGGATACCATTTGTAGATGCTACAACAACTTGCCCTAAACGAACTTGGTGTAAAGGTGCTTGTGGTTTTGTTGCCGTATATGTACCGTTTGCTCCTAAATATAATAAAGTACCCGGTGTAAACCCATTTGTGTTTATGCCCGTTACTTCTCCTAAAGTTACAGCATACCCACTATTATTTTGTGCTATATCTTGTGGAAGTATTCCAAATGTAATTGCAGACCTTGTTTCACTATCCCAACTTGCAGTTCCAAATGTTGCGAATTGACCGGAATTGCCTGTTATATAAACAACCGTTCCTTTTGTTAACGTTCCTGTTGTAGTATTTTTTCCACGAACAACATTAACGTGTCCTGCGGAAATCATAAAATTATTTATCTCCGTATCAATTTCTAAAGTTTTTCTATCAGCATCCCAATGTATTCTACCCTCTTTGTGTGGTGGTGTTGCTGTTAAAGAAAAATCAATGTGGTCAACGGTTTCTATACTTCCTGTCATATAGATTGAACCTGTTGTTGCAGTTGTATTTACAACATCCAACATATTTACATAACCAAAATCCCCGTCATTTTTTTTGACAAGTACATCGGAACTATCTAATACAGTTGATTTATTAAGTTCCCACGCTTTAAATATTATAATATCTCCGGGATTTGGCATTCTATCTTTTTAAATAAATATCAATATAAAATAAAAAGGGGAAGTAAATACTTCCCCCTTTTAGTTTATTGTAAGTTTATTACTTATCCAATCTTCTCAAAGATTAGAGAGAGTGTAAACCTTCAACGATAATCTTACCGTAAAACTCTGGTCTTACGATTTTCTTAGCGTATCTAGTCATCACACCTCTTCTTGGAGTGAAGTTGGTTGGGTCATAAACTAACGGAGTCATAATCAATGGTACATAAGGTGCGTAAACTGCTCCTGTTTCGAAGAAGTTAGAACCTTTGAAACCTAACAAGATTACGTTTTCAGTCATATAAGGATTCTTATACACATCATATCTGTTAGAGATTGAACCAATGTTAGTAACACCTGCTGCGAACTGTAAAGCATCTTTACCTGGGTTTGCAGAGAATCCGTTCATAGATTCAAGAATTGTTGCTACGTTTGGAGATACAACCAAGAAGTTTGCACCACCTCTCATAGTCAATTGGTGAATTTTGTTAGAAACTTTCTGCAATTTGATACCCAAAGTTTGATACCAAGTGCTCTTTGTGTAAGCAGATGCTGCTGCTGCGTTTGCATCGATTGCGAAACCAGAACCGTTCCAATCATATCCAACTCTTGCAGACCAGTAATCAGTAGTGAATGCATTTTGCTGAAGCATTTCAAGGATTTCCAAATCAATCTCAAGAGAGATATATTCAGAAAGCATTTGAGTTAATTCAGCTTCCGCATCTACTGAATGGTATGCGTTCAAGTCTTGTGCCAATTCTGGAGTCCAGATAGCCTTTAACTTACGAGTTTTTGCAACGATTGGTTCAGATTTCAATTCAAGTTCGATTTCAGGAATTGGAAGGTCAGAACCTTTATCTTCGAAATCACCTCTGTTGTAATCTGTTGGTTGTAAATGATAAGTCAATACTTGCGTTGCAACGTTTGTATCGGTAACTGCAGATCCAGAAAGTACGAATGATGCAGAACCATAACTATCAACGATAGTATATTCTGGGAACAACGTTGTAGTTGCAGAACCTGAAATTTTGAATGCTCTAACACCTTGCCAATCAGCATCAGCTGGTAAACCAACTTTAACTTTCATTACTCTTGAATTAGCAGATGCAATAGATGCTGATAAATCATTATCAAAATTTACATCAGACCAAGAAGCTGTAGTTACAGTTGCGGTTACTGTTGCAGTAGTATCGTTGATTGTATATCCGAATCTACCTGCACCGTAAAGACCACCTTCAGTTTCTTGAGTAGAACCAAGTTTGTTTCCAGAAGGAGCTAAATTATCTTTACCAAATCCGCCACCGTTACCGAACATAGAAGAACCAGAAGCTGGTCTACCTAATGTAGTGTTAGTACCATATTTGAAATCCATATAGAAAATAAGACCTGATGGTAAGTTCATTGGTTGTACAGAAACGAACTCTTTAGCTGCGATTGAACCAAAGATACGTCTAACCAATGGAAGAGCTACACCTGCCCACTCTTCTGAACCTGCTGAAGTACCTGTTCTAGTAGCTTCATCAAGTAATTGCTTTGCCTGGTTTTCAAGCATTACTGCCATACCATGCTTTTGCGTTTCAGAACCAACTCCTTCGAGTAATCCTGTTTTTTCCCACTTGCTTTTCAAACCTCTGGTTTGCTCAAGCATTATGTTTTGTGGGTTTTTCCCTTGCATAATTTGTTTTAAATCCATTTTAATTAATTTTTAATTATTTTGTTAATTACTTAATAATACCTGCCAACTTTCTAAATCTGTCTGCGAAATCTGCAGATTCTGCAATTACTTGCTTAGCTGCTTTAGGAGCGGTTGATTTAACCACTTTACTAGCGATTCCTTCGGAAATAGATTTTTTAGTAGATTTGTTAGAAGTAGAGTATTTGAAATTCTCTGCTAATGTAGAGTATACCAATTTAACTTCTCTAACTGATTTTGTTCTATCCAAAGTTTCGATAACCTTAACCTTCTGTTCGTTGGTCATGTTATGAGCTCTGAATAATTTGTTTGCAAACAACAACTTAGCGTTCAATAAGTTCACTTCGTTGATTGTTTTTTGAAGAGATTTGATGGTTTTGTAAGCTTCATTCAATTCAGCTTTAATAGCTTCATCTTTCATTTCTTCTTCATCACCTTTCATATCTGCTTCCATTTCACGAAGAATTTCTTCTAAATCGATAACTTCGTTTTTCTCTTCGTCATCTTTCATTTCTTCTTCGTTGGTTACAACCACTTTAGGATCTTCACCTTTATCAGTACCAGCTTCTGAACCATCTGCTAAATTCTCAGCCATTGGATCTTCTTCTGCAGGTACTTCTTCAGAACCTTCTTCATCACCTAATTGTGCTTCAAGTTCTCTGATAATAGCTTCCAAATCCAAGTCATCTTCATCCGAACCTTCTTCGGAACCCAATGCATCGAATTCTTCACCACCACCTTCTTCGGAATCGAAATTGAATTCATCTTCTGAACCCATATCATCCATTCCCATTGGATTTTCTTCATCATCACCTTCTCCAGCTTCTAATTCTGCTAATCTAGCTTTTAATTGTGCGATTTCGTTTTGCTTTTCAGCTTCGTCATCACCCATTTCCATACCTTCTTCTTCGTTGATGTCTGCTACCTTTTTGTAATCATCAACTTCTGCACCTGGTGCAGCGGAAGATGTTTCAGTAGAGCCAGCCTCAAATTCAGTATGAGCATCTAATTTAGGATTAGAAGTAGAAGAACCAATGCCTGTAGAATCCAATTCCTCGTCTACTTTTTCTGCATCTTTCTCTTCTGCTTCAGCTTCTGCTCTCAATTTTTGAGATAAGATAGATTGAAGTCTTGGAGTGAATGCTTCTTCAAGAGCGAGTTTTGCGTTTGCTAATGCGGTTTCTTTTACGGCTTTAGCATCGGCAATTGCTTCTTTTAACAATTTTGAATTTGCCATTTTGTTTTCTCCTTAATTTTGTTAGTGAAGTTATTTCGTAGGAAACTCCAATGTAATTATGCTGATTGTTCGGTCACACCTTATAAGAGAAGGGTATTCATTAATCAACTATGTCTAAATGTAGAAATCCCATATGTAATGGGATATTTGATAATATATATAAAAATTTTTTAGAAAACTAAAGAAAATACTAATTTTTAGAAATTATTTTGATTTTCTGCCATCTTCAAATGATTTCCACTCTTCTAATTCATCAATTCTTTCTTCTTGTTCTTGTAACCAATTATTCTTTCTTTCTCTTTCTTCTATAATTTGTTGCACCTTTGAATCGGTTTCTTTTTTTATTTCATCAATTTCCTTATGCATCAAACGAAATTCGCTAAATATACCACCCGCAGCAAATGCTACTGTGAGAATACCTACAATGATACTCCAATTATTAGATATAAAACTAGATTGCTTTTCTGATAGGGGCATTATTGAAGATAGGTTAGTTTGTACTTTGTAGAATAAAGTAACGAAACTACCGTATCAATATCATTCTGAATCCAACTATCTTGTAGTTTTTCATCCTGACGTAACTTTGCAACAATTTTGCATAGTTTATCAAAATATGAAATGATATTTTTTATATCACAATTTGTATCCAACCCACTTATAGGTTGTAATTTAATCAATCCTTCTTTACCTTGATAAACCTCTACTAACCCATCAACCATACCACCAATTGTATCATAGTAGTGACCTAATGCCAAATGTGCAGATAATGCACCTACACCCTTCACACCTAAATGAAATGTGTGTGCCTGTGTTCTACTATGTAATAAAAGTGATGCTAATTGTTCCATAATTATTTTTTGTGAGATTTATATCCTTGTCCTTTCATCCAATGTGCCAATGCCCATGGGTTATCTACTTCTGGCTCATCTTTCATTGCCTTTACTGTTTTTTCCCACCCTTCAGGTGCTTTTTCCTGTAATCCCAATCTTTGGTGCATTTGCTCTTCAGTTATTTCTGCTATTTCAAAGTATCTACCTAACACATGCCCCATATCTTCGTAAAGAGCTTCCAATCTTTGTTCTTGTGCTTTTGCTTCTACCGATTCCTTTTCGAATGCAGATTGTAATTTTTTAAGTTCATTCATATTTCTCTTAATGGTCACTCTATCAAACCAATCACCGCCTTCTCTTAAAGTGTATTCTTGTGCGGCATCTGCAATTGCTCCCAAAGTTTCTGCAATCTGTCTAATATCAGATTTTCTTTGCATACTTTCTCTATGCTGACCATACGTTGAAATTATTTCTAAAAAGTGTTTTTTAACTTCCGATGGTAATTGTTGAAACTCTTCAGTTTCTCTTAATATATGTTTTAATTTTATCATTAGTATACCGAATTTATTTGTTTATAAATATCGTTTCCGTACTTATTTCTTACCATCTTCATAAGTTCATCCAATATCTGTCCTCTCAATTTTGAAAGTTCTGCTGGCATACTACCCATTTCAAGATGAATATCCATAATTGAATTTAAAATATTTTCAAACTTTTTTTGTTTTAAAAACTTTGCCAATTCAATTACTGCATCGGTATGTGCATTTCTATCGGTATGTTTTTCTATTTTTTTAACCAACGATGAAATATCCATATCAGGAGCTTCATTTAATCTACTTACTACTTTATTTTTTTTCAATTTTTGAACTGCTTGCGATAATTCAGCCGGGCTTAATCCCAATGCATCAATAATCTTTGCTATCACAAATTGTTCTTTTTTTCTAGATAAATTATATCCTCTAATTACTCTTATGGCTCTATCCAAAAACCGTTCCATTTGGGCCGGTAATGGAGCATCCATATCATCCAATGCTTCTTTTTGGATTTGTCTACCAGGTATAAAATTTACTAACTTTGCCATTTATATTAATTTAATTCAATTATAATTTCTCTCATAAGGTCTTGTGCTCTACACCATTTTCCACATTCTTCTGCTATTTTTGCCCACTGCTTACTCTCCTGTAATGGTGCCATAAATGCTCCATGTGTTGATGGGTTTGAAACAAAATCCCACCCTACCAATTCAAAATCTTCTTGTACCATAACAGTTCCATCATTAAGTTCTTTTACAGAACCCAATCCTCTTGATGAAATTCCCAAACGAATATTATTCTTTAATAGTTCTTTTAGGATATTGCCGGATGGTGTTGATAATATTTCAACTTTTCCCATAACATCATCACCCTCCCACCAAATTTCTCTGATATTGTGTGATACGTTTTTTAAATTTATTACTGGGGAATCTGGATGATCCAATTCACCCAATGCTCTTCTTTCTTTAATTAGTTGATTATACTTTTTACACTCTCTTTCAAGAATTTCTTTTGGATATCTTCTATTATTTTGATTTGGAGCACCGGCTCTTTGTAAGATACCAGAAACTAAATAAGTTCCATTCTCTTCTTTTACAAGCTTTGCTTCAAAAAGGTGTGTTTCTATCAGAAGATTCTTATTCATTTTTTTAAATCATTTTTTACTTTATCTACCGCCTTATCACCTAAATCATCCCAAGACTTGGAAATTATAATTTTTAATTGATTTTCCAATTCCGTCTTATCCAATCCATCTTTATTTTTATCTATAACTTTTTGAATACTATTTTGAACGTACCCCATCTTCACAATTTTATCAGTCGTTCCATTATCCATTCCTCTTTCTGGGTCAATTATTTTAGATATATCATCCGCAACTCTTTTATTGTTTGCCATTGAATCTAAAACTTTTTTAACCGCATCTTTGTAATTTGGTTTTCCGGAGAAATAACTCATTCCCCTTCTAACTAAATCATATAAATAATAAAAAACAACTTTACCAATAATGATACTACCCAAAACGGATAATAATCCTACGGCAAAGTTCTCATTTACTTTTTTTTTTCTTCGTTTTTTGCTCTCAATGTTGCTAAGTCTGATCCTTCAATTTCACCATCCTTATCAACATCAATTTGTTTTTGCTTATCAGTCAATTCATTATATCCTCTCAACTTTCCCTCTTGCTTTGCTTTATATGCCTTATCAACTGCATTGAAAAATTTCTTTTTTTCCTCATCGGACATGGATTCTATAGATTTACCACTTTTATCTAACATAGTTTTAAATAATTGTTGATAATCTTGCTCCTCTTTAATGACTTCCTTAATAAGTTCTTTTAATTGATTTATATTCATTTTATTCGGATATTTGTCTTATTTTTTGGTCTAATTTTAATAATCTTTCTTTTATAGCATAAATATGATTATTTGTTCTTTTCCAATAAGATTTGTTATCTACACCACTTTCGTTTTTAATCTTACCATACCAATTAAGAAACCTTTCCATTTCTTTTAATTGTTTGTTGATATTGGAAATTCCTCTACCTATTTTTGCCTGTGCGGTTGATTCATCTCTTTTTAACTCTAGCCAACGATTTTCACTAACAACCGAATATCCGGTTAAATCTGCTAATCTTTTTCCTTTCTTTTTTTCATTTCCAGGCTTACCAAATGCTTTTGGTGTATTATACCCCTGTGCATTCGCAGTACTATTCATTTCATCAATCATCTTTTCTCTGATGATTTGTCTTATGATTTCTTTTATACTATTGATATCTATATTTTTCACTTATTTAAACTATTTTTTAATTCGGTTAATAGTTCATATGTCATCATCATGGCTGATAGATGTTGTTCTTTTATTTTTTTAACAGATTTTATCTTTTTAATATTTGATATTGTTTCTGCCAATTTTATCTTTGTAACTTTATCGGAAATTTTAGATCCAACTTCTTTCAAAGATTCTAATAATTTTGTAACTTCGGTTGCAACGAAATCGTTTAATTTACCTGTGTTATTAATATTATTAATATATTCTTTCAATAATAATTTTTGTTCAGATGATAAATTTTTATATTTGTTATTGAAGGATTCTACAAGCAGTTTATAAGAAACCGCTCTTAAATCTTCATCTTGTTTTTTATATTCTTCTAAAACAGCATCTTTTATTTTTGCATCTTTATTTTGAATAGATGTGTTTATTATATTTTCCGTAATTGTAAATCTAGAACTTACTATATCAGTTGGATCGTATTGTTCGTTTGTTGTAACAACTTCAAATATCTTATATATTGATGCCAACGATTTATAGTTTGATATTGGTGATTTTATAAAATCATCTATATTATAGTTTTCTTTTATTTTTTTAATTAAAGAATATTTTTCTTTTATTAATTTTTTTTCATCCAATCTTTTTCTAGCTTCGCATATTGTATCAATAAACTTTTCAGCCTTTGCTTCTGAATTATACTTTTCATTTATAAGGTATTGATATAACTTCAATTCCTTTGATAATTCTTTTTTAGAATTAAAAAATTCTTTTAAAATAATTTCTGCTATTGATTTGTTGGACGAAAGTATTTCGGATGTAACCTGCCTTACAAGCAATTCAAAAATGAATCCTGTATTTTTAAATTTTGAATGTTTTATTTTTTTCATCAATTTGTACAATTAATCAGATATAAATATACTTTTGTATTAGTTTATTGCTCTTTTGTTATATCCTCTGTCAAAATTCTCTTTTTATTTCCATTCATATCTTTGAATATTTCTAAATATGGTGTTTTTCTTGGTTTATATTTTACCGATCCTTCCTTTTGTTTAAGAGTTTTAATTCCTAATGGGTCTCTTCCCTCCGGATGGTCATCTTTACCATATCTAACAGAATCTTTAGGTCTACCAACACCATCTTCTTCCAATTCAGCTTTTATTTTTGCAATTTCTTCTTCAACGTTTGTAGGTGCTTCTGTTCCTGTTTCTTTCGCAGGATCTACACCTTGCGTTTCGATAGATGTTAAACGGAATTGTTGTTTTGTATCTTCCAATACGGCCAATGTTTGTTGATCTTGTTCATCTTTGGCCATTCCCATAATTGCTTCATACATCCATTCTTTAGAGAACATCTTTGTTTGTTGCATGGATGTTATTAGTTGTACTTTTGCAGTATACAATTCAACTTTTTCTTGCTCATATATTTTTGAAGGAATGGTTAATTCTAAAGAAAAATTAGTCAATCTCTCATCGTTTATTCCTTGTGCATATAAATGAATTATAGCTATTTTTGTCAATTCGGAAATCATAGTTCTTTGGATTCTCTCAATCGTTTTTGCAAAACGAACATCCATTCCCGCTAAAGTAGCTTTACCATTTGTTTCTTCTTCATATCCTATAAATGCTTTTGGAATTTGAAGTGCGGCTAACATTTTTCCTTTTAAATAGTTGATATCATCAATCATATTATATTCCAACCCCTTTAGGGTATCAATTGATGTTCCACTATCATTACCACGAACTGGCATATAATAATCTTCGATAAGGTTTTGAATATTATACTTTAAGTTATATTCGCCTGTTCTCTCATCAACAAATGGTACTTTTTTGGAGTTGTTTATAATTTTCTGCATGTAATTATCAACCTCATTTGGGGGAATATTACCTACATCAACTTTGAATATTCTTTTTTCCGGTGCACGCATCACTCTATGAATTAGCATTGCATCTTCCATAAGTGATAATTGTTTCCAAACTCGGCGGCCGCCCTCTATCATTGATTTACCATATGGTAAAAAGTTTGCATCACCATTCAAACGAAAGTGTGCAATCTCGTAATTTTCGTATTCTTTTTTTGCACTTTGTCCAACTGCATTATATGGATTTTGATATGGAGCGTAAACAAATTTAACTCTTTGTGGATTTTGTGGATCAAATCCTTCAATTCTACTCATTTCATACGTTGATAATGGTAAAACATTTACAATACCCAATCCTTCTGCCATCTCCAATTGTAAATAAAAATCACCGTATTTTACCAAATTACGGCTCCACATCCACAAATTATGTTCTATATTTAGAATATCGTAAAATAAGTTTTCTAAAATTTGTTTTATATTATCATCTTCATGATGAATTTTTAAAACATTTCCAAATTCATTTCTAGCAGTACACTCATCCGCATATACATTAAGTGCGGCACTAATGATTGGATCCATATCCATTGAATCATAATCTCTAAAAAGATCAATACGGACTTGTTGATATGCCAATCCGGATTCTACTCCGCCTGCATAATTACTAACCTTTAATTTCATAAAACGATCAACAAGATTGGTTGTCATAGATTGATACTCATCCGTATCTACAACCTTTACCCCATCTGGAGTTTTACGAATTATAGTGTTTGTTGAAAATAGTTTTTGTAACCTGCCGAATATAGATTTATCTGCCATTTAGTGTAAAATTTTTTTTAATATACGAAATTTTTTTGGGTTTACCAAATTACCACTTACGGCAACTCCAGTATCTTGCTTTAGTTCTTGGGCCAGGATTATCACAATTGTGTCTTGCTCTAAAACTTCTCCTTCTATCAGGATTTGATTTTTTAATCCTCATATTAGGGTCACCAAAGTTTACCTTAACCACATTACCAGCTGGGTTTTTTACGTATACTTTAAATTTTTTAACATCTCCTCTCATTGGTTTTCCCAATGGAACATCTCTACCTTGATATTCTGCTTCTAATAAACAAGGACAAGTTGCTTCGTTTAATTCCTTTGAGTATGTACGCATAAAGGATATGAAATCTTCCATATCTTCATCTTCTACATCATATTCATCAGGTTCAACTGTACCATAGTTTATTTCACTATCATCATCTCTTCTTTCAGGATGATTTGGCATATGGTTATCTTCTTTATGTAAATTTACAGGTAATAAGTTAATAAGTTTCATTTCATTTATATTTTCGTTTATTGGTACACAATTAGGAACCATTTTACCATTTTTTTCTTTCATTCCGACCTGTTGATACCCATCCCAACAACCTTCATCTAATTGAACACTTTCTTTACAAGTTCTCCAACCACCACCTTTTGATTTATAATTTTTTGCAGCCCAACCATTTGCGTAAGCTGATGGGTATACATCAAATTTAGATTTTGCTGCCGCTTTAGATGCCGACCATTTACCTGGATCAGTTGGGCAATTCTTTTCCAAAAATAATTCCATTTTTTCTTCTATAGTCATAATTTCATTTTTCTTTTTTTTAGCACAATGTGCTTTTTGAGAGAACCCTTTTGGGTTATTACAATCTATACTATTTTTATATTTCTGACTCCAATCTTCATTTTTTGGTTTAGTAGAAACATATATAGGTGTTTTGCCTTGTCCACTACTATTCTTACCACCCCTATCTGCATCATTTTGTGCCGCTCTCTTTCTACGAGTTGCACTTTCTTTTTCCTTCTTACTCATCCCCGCTGCTTTTGCTGCAGGAACACATTTAGCATAACCACTTTTTTCTCCCGAAGTTCCACATGGTGGGTGCTTACCATCGACTTTTTTGCCAATGTTTACCCATTTTTCTTTAAACCATTTATTCAAATCTTCGTTCATTTGTTATACTTTCAACATATAAATATAAGATTATCCCAATAACCAATGTAAATTTTCCTTTTCTCCTTTACCCATATCCATTTCATATGGATTTTGTTTTAAATGAGATGCGGGAGTATATACTCCTTCGTATTTTTTTATTTGTGAAGATCCTAACATTGCTTTCGTTAAGTCAATTCCCTCTTGCTTTAATCTTAACGCGGTGTTTCTTACCCACAATCCAATTGCCAATGCCATCGTAAGGTCATCATTATACCCTTTCATTGCTTCCGCTCTACCACCATTCCATATGAATGTAAATAATTCTTCTATTAATCTTGATGATCTAACTAATATTTCCTTTTCATTTAAGTAAGTGTCCAATGCAGAAATGATAAGAGGTCGTGTCTTTGTTGTGGTAGAAAATCCGGCTACCATTTGCCTTTCATCTCTATAATATTTGTTAGACATTTGTTTTTCAACATCAACATATTTAAGATCATTACTCATATAGAATAAATTAGGATACCCCCTATCTATAACTTGCTGTATTGCTGCCCAACCTACGTTTGAGTTTTCTACTACAAGTAATGCGTTGTTATATTCCGTTGCTAATGCGGTTAGGAAGTTTCCAAAATCTTTTGTATCAATTTTGCCTCTATATTCTCCAACTTGTGAACAATCTTCTATATCAATTATTTGCGCCGTTGAATAATCGGATCCATCACCTCTCGCTACGTCTGCAACAACCATATATTGCCTATTATAATTTGGATGTTCCCATATCCAAAGATTGCCATCGAATCCTCTCTTCTCTACTGGCTCCATAACGTATGTATCCTTATACCACATTAATAGTTGTGGATCAATCACAGTATCACCGGATCCAACGAAATCACAATCACACTCTTGCGATGCACCTTTAATTCCTAATATACGTGTCTGTTCGTTTCTCCACTCTTGATTTCTTTCAGGATGTACAGTCCAATGTAATTTTATGGTATTAAATCCATTTGAACCATTTTCTCCTTCTACCCACATTTTATGAAACCAATTACCAACACCATTTGGTGTAGATAATACGATTGCCGAACCACCCGTTGATAGAGTTGATTGTGCTGATAACCAAATTTCATCAATATCTCTAATGAATGCCGCCTCATCTACTACCAATAGTGATAGTGCTTCAGAACGTCCTGCATCTGGAGAAGATGCGATTGCTTTTACTTGCGAACCGTTTTTTAATTTAAGAGAAAGTTTGTTATCCTCAACAGAAGAATTACCACCATCTCTTAACCAAACAGGAAGTAAATCATGCATTACTCTAACTTTTTCTACAAGATTTTTTGCTACCGTTACTTTAGTTGCAATAACCAATGCATTAAAATCCTGATTGAATAACATTTTCCAAAGAATAAATCCAGCTGAAAGTGTAGATAATCCAAGCTGCCTACTTTTAAGAATAATATTAAAACGATTTTCTTTAAAATCAGTTAGGCATTCTTGCTGAAATTGGTATAAATGAAATGGGATTTTTCCTCTAGTCGGATGTTGAATTATACAATATTTTTTCATAAAGTAAATGGGGTCTCCCGCACATTTACGATATTCATCCGATATTAGTTCTTTTAAATTTTTTTTTGGTGCACCTTGTACCGCCATTATTTTTTTAATTTGATTTTCCAATACATACCCACATTCAGATATGGTGATAAATCATTTTGTAAATTCAAAACGCCAATATTTGCTTTATATAATTTATCAGATTTTGTTTTATAAACAACACCGGTTCCAACACCTCTAAATACTTCTGCTTTATCAAAAGTGCCTTCAAATCCAAAATACAATTGTCTTTTTGGTGGTTCTTTTAAATATATTTTTTGTTCAACAATTTTTTCTCTAACCTTTGCATTAAAAGTTCTATAATGAATTGTATTTTCTTTTATAGTATCTATTACCGAAACAAAACCAAGACTATCATCCAATTTCAATGTATCTTTATATACATTTTTAGCATAGTATT